CTAGATTCAGCATACGGATGTGGTATTGTTTTATTACAATGAGGACAAATCATACTTCTCCTATCTGAAAACTTTTGTAATCATCTTTAGGTTGGATAATATGTAGATTTTCTTTGGTTCTTGTTGCACCCACATAAAATAATCTGTTTTCATCATCAGGATTTTTTTCGTAAGCTTTATTTGTATTGTGTGTAAGGTCAGTTAATAAAACTACGTTTTGTTTTTCTCCCCCCTTAACACTATGTATAGTTGATAATTGTATTCTAGGATTATCTTTCAAACTTTCTCCATTTCTTCTCATAGCTCTTATATATTCTTTTCTATCAGTTGAACAGTCATTAAATGCCTCAAACCAATCTAATTTCATTTGTAAGCCATAGTCTTTAATTAATTGATCAATTCCATAAAAAGATTCTTTAACCATTCCTTTCATTTTTTTCTTATGCCAATGGTTAGGTCCCATATATTTAGCTATGTTATCTAGTTGTTTAGAATTTAATAATTGTCCTCTTAATAAATTATGCCAGTCAATAGCTGCATCTTGAATATCTTTTTCAAAAGATTTTTTGAATTTATTTTCAAAATATAATCCCCTTGTCTTTAAAGTTTCCTCAATGGCATCTAACATATGACGAGTTCGTGTTAAAACCATCCATTCTCCTGTGCTTAAATCTACATCTTCAAACGATTCATGTATTCTAACTGATCCTTCTACGGTCTTCGGTTTCCATTCTTTATGTATTCTATTTGAAACTCTTTCTATAATTTTCATAGCAAAATCATGAACCTTTCGCGGAATCCTGACTGATTGAGTCAGGTTTAACATCTTCCCTGTTTGTGTGATAAACCTATCTACATCAGCTCCAGCCCATCTAAATATTGCTTGATCATCATCGCCGGCGATAAAAGAATCCTGGGTATTAAAATGATTAACCATATCCCATTGCATACGAGATAAATCTTGAGCTTCATCTATAAATACTACATCAAATTTTGGAGACTTATCTGACTTAACAAAGTCTAGTATCATGTCATTAAAATCTATTAGGTTATATTCTTTTTTATATCTCTCTAATTCATTAGCTATTATATTAAGCTTATCATATTCCACATCTTGATTGTGTTCTCCAAGATTAAACTGTTGATCAATTGTAATGTTTCTTAACTTAGCTAAATTTATAATTCTTAAGTAATCACTTTTAGTTGTAAACAAACCTGTCTCTTCCTCGTCATAATCATTATAGTCTAAAGGTAAATTAATTTTTTGACCTAAATCTTCGTAGTGTCTACGTTGCATAACATTTTCTTTATTTATACCTAGTCTTTTAAATGCTAATGAATGTAGTGTTCTAAAATAAGGAAGATCATCTTCCCCTAAATTAAATTTATCCATTGCTCTTTCTTTGGCTTCATTGGCAGCTTTTTTAGTAAAAGCGAAATAACCTACTTTATCTGGATCAGTTTCTTTTAAATAATCATCTACTTTATTTAAAAGTGTGTGGGTCTTCCCAGTTCCTGGCGGTCCTAATACAATTGTTTTCATAAAATTTTACTTCCTTTTGCTACATTTTTAATATGTTCTAATGGTTGAAGATTACTAAAATGAAAACAAGTTAATTGTTGAACTGGACATTTTAAATCAAAAAACGAACATGGTAATATGTGGTCAACATCCCAACCCCCTTTACCATAATTTTCTCGTGTCATCCAAGGCTCCCAAGATGAACTAGATTCTAAATGTTTCCATAATTCCTCGATAGTGCAGCCAACAAGTTGCATAGTAGATGCACATTTATTTTTATAAAGATTGTTTCTTTTCAAAGCACTCCACAGTCTATTTGATAATTGATGTCTTATTCTAATATTAGGATTATTTCTTTTTCTATCTCTCATGTATTTATTTAATTTTTTTCTATTTTTTTTATCTCGTTTTTGTCGCCTTTTGTTATCTCTTTCTTTATTATTTTCTTTGTATTCTTTTAATCTTTTTTGATTAGACTCACTATAATAATGTTTTTTTAATTTTTCTTTGTTGTTTTCTTTCCACTTTCGGTGTTGTTCTTGTACTTTATGCCAATTTTTGTAGTAATGTTCTTTATTCTTTTGAGTTATTTTTTCTTTATTTTCTAAATAATATTGTCTATTTCTAGCATTTATTTTTTCTTTATTTTTTTCATAATACTCTTTATGTTCTTTTGAAATTCTTTCTTTGTTTTTTAAATAATGTTGTGCGTTCCATATTTTTCTATATTCTTTAGTAAATTTCATTAAAACGGATCATCCTCTTTTAATTTTTTCTGTGTGTAATTATTTTCGGGTCTTTCAAAAGCATCTATAATCATTACACTTGGTCTCTTCTTACCAATAATTAGTCTATCATCTTTACAATCACAATGTTCTTTTAACATTTGTTGAGTAGGCTGAGCTTTTTCTCCCCATTTTTTTCTTTGTAGGTATCCATGAAAAAATTTACTAAATATAAAATAATGTTTTCCTTCATGAGTCCAAACATTCCCACGTAATATATCTTCTTTAGTTGTACTCTTTGCTGTTCTATTAGTACAAAATTCTTCTAAGTGATCCTGGAGTTGATCTAAAATAGATGATCCTTGTGGTGCCTTAACAATCTCTACACCGGCTAATAAAAGATCAACATATTTATCAAATTCATTTGGTTTAATTCTGGAAGGTTTTTTATTTATTTGTTTAGTAACAGTTCGTCTAAATAATCTTTGGTCCATAAGACAATCTATATTATCTAACTTAACTCTTTCCCCATCTACATTAACCCAATAGTATGGTTCATCTAATTCTACTTTTTGTAAATCACTTAGTTCAGGAAATATTGATTCCCCTCCAATACCAAACTTTCTACTTCTACATAATTTTTTATCACAATGATTACACATAGGTTCCTCATTACACTTAAAACCTAATTCTTTTTTACTATGAAATTTTATTTTATCTTGAATGGTTTTATCGTCTAATGGGTTTTGAAAGTATTTATAATTAAATTGATTAATTCTGTTTTGCCAATCTTCTGGCCATTTTCTTTTTGCATATTGTATGTACTGATAAATTACTCTGTCTCTTCCATCTGTTAATTTATTTTGAGTTAATGATTCAATACATGGTGGTCCATCACTAAATTCTGATTCTGGTCTTTTAATTTCTAGTCTTTCTAAAGCTTCCGGTGTTAATTTATTTCTTTCGTATAAACCGTAGAAGCCATTAAGTGATGAAGCTTCTCCATTCTCCAGAAAAGCATACCTTGTTGTGTCTTCTCCATTAAAATAAGGTAAATTAAGAAAGTTTCCGGTATCTTCTTCTGATTTTAATTCAACTTGTTTTGGAAAGACTTCTGATCCGCCGTAGCCTAATACTGCACTAACAGATAATAATTTATCTCTCATTAATTGTGCTGTGACAGGAACTGTGGTGAAACAAAATACATGTGCCCCACCACTTTTAGACCTGAATACCACGAGCGGTAATTTTAATAATTTTATTTTATTGATTAATTTTTGATGATCAAATCCTGCATAAGAATCTATATCTATACAACCCCATATACATTTATTGTCTTCATTAATTGGAATAATTCCTAAACTGGGTTCTGTTCCTTGTAAATGTCTAAGCCACATATCATCTGTAACTGTTTCTCTTTTAACAAAAGATTTTCCTTTAATCTTCTCGCCATCGACACCCTTCTTGTCTACGAAGGTAACTCCGTGAGCACGTTCTAATCCTGTAAATATTTCTTTAAACCGATTCATAAATATTTGTGACGGGCGGATCCACTCTCGCTTCCCCGCCCGACTCCTAGGAATTAGTATGGAGTATCCGTTTTGTCTTCGTTACCGTGTTTGACTTGCACGTCACCTTTGCCTAATCTTTCAGCAAAGCCTTTTGCAACACCATACACATTTTTATCTGTAACGGGACCTACTTTAGACACTTCCCATCCAAACCATGTTCCCTTGTCATTCGACATTTGAACAGTTTTTAGATTATAAATGTGGCTGTAAGTTGGCGGTGTGAATAAACCATTTTTGCCTGGCATCTTAATCCCCATCATAATTGAATTCCACTTACGACTAATTTTTAATTGAGTCGCTTTCATAGAAATCAAAGCTGTCTGTGGATTATCACCTAAGACTACTACAAAATGATTTGCAGTGTTCTCAAGATAATTACCGTTTGGTAATCTATCTTTAAATGATTTATCTCTTGTGGTTGTACTCACAATATCACTATCAGCATTATGGATAGCTACTGGAGCACCTTTACCCTCACCTCTATCTGCCCATTCTACGTATTTTCTTTCGTAAAAAACTGGCAGTACACTTATCCCCTTTGCACCATCATAAATTTCATTTGTGACAGTGTTAAGAATCATGCCTGGTTCTGCACCTTCGACATATTTCCCATCCCTTTTATTAACTTCAGGAGATAGTTGTCCTAAGACTTTCAGAAATGGTAATGCAAGATCTTCTTGCGTCATGTTCTGAGAGCCAGCATTTGCATCAGCCTCGAATAAGTTCGTAGACAATGCACCTGCATTTTCTTTTTTTGCTACTTCGTTCATGTTTATTGTTTCCTTTTTATTGTTGTTTTATTTCCAAC